CGAACGTTCAGTTGACGTACTTGCGGATTCTATAACCCGCTCCGTTGACACTTTCACAGATGCCATTTCGTCCTCAACGAATGACATCAAACACCTGTTGGACGTGGTTCAAACCACGTTCGCAGATGCAGCCCCCCACATGATTGATAGAGTTCTTGTTCTTTTGACAGGAATTGTATCGATTGTGCGTGCCCCCAATTTTGAAGCGAAAATGTTTGCAGGTGCACAACTCCTAGCTGGTCTAGGTGTTGTCTCTGCGGCATTGAACTTTCAACGACTCATGTCTTCACTCGGCGATTTGGTATCTTACCTAACCGCGCCAAACGTCCGAGCCCATGGAGGTGATGAGTTGGAAGAGAGTGTGTGGTACACTTGTATCATGCTTCTTTGCCACACTTTTAGCCTCAAACCCCCCGAAAACGTCAGGTTGGATCATCATCGAAAAGAGAAGGTGCAAACTTATCTCGGCTCGATGAACACAATGTTAAGTTGTGTCCAAGGGGTTATGAAGATAGCGTCGATGGCTTTCCAAGCCATTTACGCAACCGTTCTTCAAAAACCCCATCCTGACGAATTCAAACCAATCGTTGACCTTCTTGACACGTGGTTGAAAGAGTACCACAGCATGATGGAAAACGTCCAAACATCAAAAATCGGATATGACACGGTCTGGAACCGTAAAATCCGAGATTTGTATTTGGGTGGTGGCAAGTTGAGCGAAATGCTTTTCCGAGCACGAGCTCCTACCACCATAGCCGCACCTTTTGCGGCAGCATATCAAACCTTGCATTTGTTCATGCAGCGCATGAACAATTTCGAGGCGTACCTACGTGAACGACCCGTGCCAGTGACCATTCAAGCTTTTGGCCCTCCAGGCCATGGCAAGACTACACTGTTGCGGATTGTCCTCGCAAAACTCATAGGCCTGATGAAGGCCAATGGGTTTATTTCCCCCACAATTCCACTCCCGGAAGCATTGTACCAGAGGTCGAATTCGGATGGGTTTTGGGATGGCTATTATGGCCAACCCACAATCCTTCTAGATGATGCCAATCAAAATGCTTCTCAGGAAGCGCGTACTAATTTGTGTGAAACTTTCGTGAAGATCGTCAACAGCGTGCGCTATCCTCTTGATATGGCAGCCCTTGATCAAAAAGGGGTTGTCTTCATGATAGCCATGTTTGTCGCGATCTCATCCAACACGGAAGACCTCACGCATTACGCGCAGCTTGCTGACAAAAATGCAGTGCATCGTCGTCGTGACTTTGTAGTGCATGTCA